TTATAATATGCCTGCGATTGGGTTTTTGGTTATCGCATCATCTAAGTGATCAGGTGCAAAGTGGGCATAACGCATTGTGTCTTTAATATCAGCATGACCTAAGATTTGCCTTAACACCAAAATATTACCACCGTTCATCATAAAGTGACTGGCGAAAGTATGACGCAAAATGTGCGTCATTTGCCCTTCCGGGAAAGTTAAGCCGCTTCGTTTTATTGCGCGTTCGAATGATCTGCGACATGGCCTGAATAGTGGACCACGAACGCGGGGCAATAAGTCAGCTAAACCTTGAGCAATTGGCACCGTTCTGTTTTTCTTACCTTTGGTTTTAACAAACGTTATTCGGTTATGGGCAATTTGATTACCCCGTAAACCTTCAGCTTCTGACCATCGGCAGCCGGTTGCCAAACATACCATCACTATAGTGACCAGGTGTTCATATTCAGCATTGCGGCACTCGTCCAATACAACCGGAATTTCTTCAGGGTACAAAAACGCTAATTCGGTATCTTCAATTTTGAATTGAGGTAAACCCTCTAATGGATTTGGCAGAGTCCATTCACCAAGGCGTTTTAATTCTGTAAAAACAGCATTTAAATAGGCGTGTTCGTGATTAATGGTGTTTGGTTTAACCTTGGTTTTTTTACCTTGAAAATCTTCTATCTCACCATCAAGTCTTGATTGGCGATAATGAGCAAAATCGTTAATCGTGAGTTTGCTAGCGATTGGGTCGCCCAAGCCAAAACACGTTAACTCAAGTTTGCGTAATCGTGATTGAGGTTGCGCAAGTTGTTGGCCATGCAAGTCATACCAATGTTTTATTAATTCAGAAAGTTTGCGGTTATCTTCTTTTTCACCAAGCCACGGTTTATCATCAACTTGTTTTAATACAAATGTTTCATAAGCGATTGCTTCGCCTTTGGTGGCAAAAACTTTTCTGATACGTTTGCCATCACGACCACCAAGACGCATATCAATACGCCAAGGTTTGTTACTGCCGTCTTTAGTGTTTGTTATGCTCATACTATACGAAACTTATTAATATAGATTATAGGAAACGCGACAATTAAGCACTATACAGCACCTATTGGCACAAAAGGTTGTATTTGATTGGCAAAATTGTATAATTGACGAACAGGTCAATATTGGCCTTGAAGCAATATTAATCAAAAGAGGTGGTAGCTATGGCAACTGCGTCATTTAACAAAGATTTTGTTGTTACTGATAAAAAAAGTGTACAACAATTAAAAAACGACTTTAACAATCCCCATGTGGTTACTGTAAAAGTACGTGATTATAAAAAAGATAAAGTCAAAGGAATCAGCTTATTAAAACAACGGTTGTCCACCTTGGAGACTTGCTAAAAGAGTTTGGGAAAGAAAAAACTTCCAAACTCTTTTCTGATTTTACCTGCCCCAAAAACCCCGACGTAGAAGAATTTATACGCTCACCTAACAAAGCCATTCGGTTTGAAGAAAGCGACCAATCCAGAACATACTTAATTCTTGATGATGAAGCAGGTCTAATATTGGCTTATTTTTCAATTTCATTTAAAGAATTGTTTTTAGGCGGATTTGATGTGCCTAAAGTCCAGATAAAAAAACTCGACGGTATGCGTAAAGATGTAGAGCGTATCCGCGTATTTCTTATCGGCCAATTAGCCAAAAATTACAGTGTCAAAAACAACCCACTAACATTAGAAAACATTCTCGACGAAGTGTACTCGGTCATTGATCAAGTCAGGACATTAATGGGCGGTAGAGCCATTATTTTAGAATGTGAAGATAATGCTAGGTTAATTGACCTATATCTACAGCATGGGTTCAAAGTGTTGAACACCATCGAAGATACAGATCAACTTATTACAATGTACATCCACATTAGTAAATAACGTTTCATAAAACTAAATAGCCGCCATCCATTGGTCTTCACTAATAATATAAATCTTATGGCCTTTAGACTGCATAGTTTTCGCTAGTTCTATTTTACGTCCATGGCTTGAATAGGCCCAATCGCGACTGGAGAGGGATCCAACAACAACATAATGAGTTGCCATAGTTGGATTTTTTTTGACGACAGCCCCAAGGCTATTGGCTTTTGATTCTATTTCGTTGCGTGTTCCACTTTTAAATTTACCTGTAAAACAGAAACCTGAAATGGAATGAGAGATTGATTCTACAATGTCAAAAAGTTGAGTCGGGTTATCGGATGCATCACCCGTTTCATTAAAATCATTACCGGTGATTAAGTTAACTAACTGGTAAAGTTCGTCACGTTCTTTTCTTGTGATTATGCCATCTTCAAGTATTTCGGAAATCTTAGTGGTTAACAGTGGAACAGGCCAAACATCACTAATATCAGGGTTACTTGATAACCATTTTTTTAGAAACAATACTTCTGATTCATTAATCTCTTCATCAGCGCTAATTCCTTTCAAAATACCTAAAAGAACATTGACGTGATCTTTGCAGCAGGAATTATCTAAATCTTTATAGGCAATCACATCCTCAACTAAACAAAAAATATCCTCATGCTCTTCATCAGTCATTATGCCATCTTCAAGTACATCTTCTAACGCATCGATTAAATCAACCGAATCAGGGTCATCCTGCAAAAACTCATGATCTTTTAACCAAGCATTCAAAAAGAGTAATTCAGTTGGCTTTAATTTGGTATCACAGACGATGCCTGTTAACAGTCCTTTTAATGAGCAAAGTGCTTTTTGCTTATTACCTTTAAAATTCATACGGCTATATGGTTGGCCGTCTTTATCTAGTGTAGTTGTTGTCATATTCACTTCCTTGTGTTGATTGATTAAGTTTTTTTCAATACTGAAACTACTTTTCCGGCAATTTTTGTGATGCTCGTATCGATAGGGAAACGTTCTTCACCTTCGATTAAATATTGCTTTCCATCGGGTAGCTGTCTCAGTTCACCTATTTGGTATAAATTATTTACCGAAAATAAATATAGGCCTTTTGTGACAGTGCTTATATTTGTATCGATAAAAGAAGTTTTACCATCATTTATCACTATATGAGTGCTTTGCCCTGACATCCCAAATGAATCCAAAACATTATAAGAGAAAAAATAAGGATCTATGGCTTTCATGTTACCGCTTGTTATATCAAAAGTCGGTACTTGAACCATCATGTTGTCGTAACTTGGTTGGTCTGCAATATCTTTCGGTATTATGTGGTCAACCCTAGATTTTACTTTTGCTTCACTGGACTGTTGCAAGTTAGCAGAGCCTACAGAAGGTGATAAATCTGCATTTTTACGCGCCGCCACAACATCTTCCCACTCTTTACCAAAGCACAAAAAGTGCATTGACACACCCGTTGCTAAATGTATCCGACAAAGCAATTCGTGTGGGGTTATTCTTCTAGTGTGCCAGGTTCCTAAAGTACCTACGCTGACATCAAGCAACTCACCTAATTCTTTTTTACTTTCTAATCTAAACAATGAAACCAATCGCTCTATTACTACTGCGCCACCATCGTAATTAGCAGGACTTGTTAGCGAGTAGCGAAACTTTGAAATATTAAATTTTATATTGGCATAGTTTGGTTGAAGTGTTGGGTCAGGCAAAAATTGCATTACATTCAAGTCACCTTTCAGTTCCTCAAACAATAAATATTCAATTGATACGCCTGTTGCTAAATGAATACGAACGATTAACTCATAAGGCAAAACATCCCGTGTTTGCCAAGTCGCAATAGATCCTGTTGATACGCCAATAAACTCAGATAATTCAACCTTGCTGCGCAAATTAAAGAGGTGAACAAGCCTATTTATAAGCACTTTTCCTCCAACAGCTTCCAAAGGGAGAGCTATTTTTTTTAAAAGTACAACATCTTCAGTGTTGACTTTAATATTTAAGTGATCAATCATGGGTCACCATTTAGATATAGTCGATAAAAAGTAGGGTTTCGGCACCCTCCGACACACACAAACAATCAAAAGGATACCACCAAATGAGTCAATTCACATTTCAAATTGATGCACCTTTCGTTTCATCTGAAGAATACGCACGTCGCGTGGGTATTAGCGTTAGAACTGTTCGCTCTTTAATCAGCGATGGCCGTTTACCTATTCGCCCAAAGCTAAAACCCCAAGAACGTCCTTTCATCAACATGCTTGCCGTAGCAAAAGAAGCGGCAGAACTCGCCGCTTTATAATTCAAAGTATTCAATTGCAGTGTTTTATTCTTCAATTGAATGTTAGCAAAAAGGAGTTTTGCAGCAATGTATACACAATTGAGCAATACACAGTTTGCATCACAACCGCATGTTGTCGGCGCAATGCGCCAATTTGCCAATGATGAATTACTGAAAGACGTTGCAAGTGAAGCAGGGATTAAAAGCAGTCAGGTGTTACGCAACAAGTTACTACCAGAACAACCACACCAGTTAACGGTGCATGAGTTAGTTGCCATCACTAGAGCAAGCAAAAACCGTTGCTTAATTGATGGGGTGTTACTTGATTTGAATTGTATGCCATCTGTTTGTACCGACGATTTTGCAACAGCAGACAGGATGACGTTAACCGATAGAGCGCTTGATATTAATGCGAACGCCGCCCAGTTAGGTGCACTGGCATTAGATGCAAAAGCCCAGCGCAGAGTAACCGCCAGAATGCGTAACGAAACGATAAAACGTGCCAGTTATGTGATGACCGAGTTAGCTATTTTCATGCATGACGTTGAACAAAAATTTCAAGCAATACCTGTGTTATCGGTAGCGTTTGATGCAGTGCAAACAATGCCCACACCGGGCTTTATGTAGAGGGATTAATTATGTCTTTAGCCATAAAACAGCCGTTATCTAATACGATAAACAATCGCGCAATACCAGCAGCCAACGAACCGCACGGTGATGTTGGACGTGAGGCCATTGCCGCAATGCGCAAAATGTTAGGTAAAACCAGTGCCGCAAGCCAGTTTGACAAACTACCAGCACAGCAACGCGCATTAGTGCTTTTTGGTGCACGACTAAAACCAAGTGAATACTTAAACCGTCCATTGCTGAGTTTATCAACTAATGAACGTGAAGCCGTTCGACAGTCGTTAATTGCGTTAACAGATTTAGGCCGCGCCTTTAGCAACATGCCATTAAGCCGCGCTCAGTTTATTTCACCACGTCAAACCGCTATCGCAACTCAAGCAGTAACTCAAGCAGTCGCACCGCAACCAACAAATCATATTGATGATGAACTGAGACTTATCAGTAAACAGGCGCGGGAATTAATGAGCGAGTTAGACAATGACAACAAACACTAGATACAAAAAAGCCATAACCGCTGGAACGGTAATGGCTCGTATCAAATCGGTAATTTTTGGAGATTACAATATGATGAAATCAAGCATACCAGCATCTAATCCTTTTGCGCAAGTGATTGCCGCCGAAGCCAATCGCGTTATTCGCACCTTGCAGTTACCAAAGCCAGCTGATCGCACAGCAGTTGAGTCTGTACTTGAATCACTAAAAGCCATCGCGGAACCCACTTCACCACAGTTGGCTAAAACGTTAAACATTCGTTTGATTGCCATTCGCAACAACATTCAAGTTAATCAAGTGGAGGTGTGATCATGGCTAACTCAACTGTTCAATTCGATTTAACCAATCCTCAACATGTCGCCATGCGCAAGTTGATGGCTGATATTTATGCACGGCATTGTGAGGCGCATTCACAAGGATTGCCACTTATGGCGCTTAGATACTTAGGTATGGCGCAAGGGCTTGAAAAAGTCGCTTTGTATGTATTGGCTGATCACACACTAACCCAGCTTTGTTTTGAATTGACGTGTTCTTTGCAGGGAATGGACTCAATCGTAAGGCAAGAGGTGGCAGCATGATGATTTTAAAACGCAAATTCGACACCAAATTTGGTGTGGTTACGTTATCAGACAGTTTTTATAAATTGGGCTGCAAATTAAAACAAACCGAAATCACTTACAAACCCCATGACTATAACGGTTGGGGCATTACTCGCACAGTAAATGCGATTGAGGTTGAGGACTTCACCCAAGCCGATGCCGAGTTTTTTGCCGAGGTTGCCGAATCTAAATTACGTGTTAACCGTCCATCTGAAAGCTTTGTGCCTTACGACGGCACCAAGCTAAATCAATATGAAATGGGGGGAATATAGTCATGAGCCGTCATATTCCAGAAAGCTTGCGCATTTTTAACCGCACTCATAACCGACCAACCGCAGCTACCAAGCGCGAACGCAGTGCAGAAGCCAAGGCGCGTTACGACCGTTTACGAAAAATAGAAGACATGAAATTAGCCAAAGAAATGGGCGTTTCATTGGCTGATTTGGGGGCGATATGAACTATTTACCAACATACGAAAATATGGCGTCACAGCCTTGCACTGTTTTGCTCATGTCTTTTACTTCATTAGTAAAGCCATGTTTAGGCATACCTTCATTGGCGCCAACAAAAGCATTAAAACCATCAACGTTTATTTTTCGATATAGCACGCCGTCGCTATTGCGAAACCCTAGAACATATCGGCCGTATTTGTCTTCATCAATAAAAAGCGCTTCAAGAGCTGCATTGATTTTATTATCCACTTTCACTTCCATTTCAAATAAGTAAGGAAACATGATGCTACCACAAGAAAAAACAGAACAGCAAAAAGCGGATCGTATCTTAGCGCAATGTTTTGATGAAAATTTTGAACAAGCCAGTGATCTACTACAGCAGATGTTAGTGAAAGGGATTATGCGCACAGGCCGAAACCCTGAGATGTTTAAAAATATTGCCGTGAATGAGTGGGAACGCATTGAAAAGGGTGAGGAGCTATGAGCAGCACTAGCGGCAATGTCCGCGCAAATGAACTTTATCCAACGCCTGATAATGTAGTCGATGCTTTATTGGCTCAATTGCTACTTAACCCCACAGACCGCTTTTTAGAACCATGCCGTGGAACTGATGCCATTTATAATAAAGTCGCATTACCAGACGCTCAAAAAAGTTGGGCAGAACTTGATCGCGGGGTTAACTACTTAACTACTAAGTTTGAACAGCAAGACGTGATCATCACAAACCCGCCTTTCTCACTCACATGTGAGTTTTTAGCAAAGTCACTTAACGAGTTAGCCCCAAACGGCACATTGGCCTATTTGCAACGGGTTAACTTTTTAGGCAGCAAAATACGTATACCGTTTTGGGCTGAAATTGGTTTTCCTCAAAAAATGCCCATTATCATTCCTCGCCCACGTTTTGTGGGTGGTGGTAGTGACTCATGTGAATACAGTTGGTTTATTTGGGACAACGGCAATCGATTCCCCAATATCCAACAAGGTTTTAGTCACATCATTAGCGCCGACACTGTTAAAACTAAAAAAGTTAACAAGGTCGCCTGATGAATCTGGAAGACCTAACCCGTAAAGTCGGCCTTGATACGGCCGCTTTTTTTACCACCTTTCACGCCAAAGCAGATCTTGCATGGTCGGCCAAACTGGTTGCCGACTTGCCAGAGCATGTGGCCGTGACGTTATTCGGCCAATATTGCTATAAACGCCGCGCCTTAAACAATGGCCGAAGCCCAAACATTTGGTTGCGTAAACGTGTTGAAACCTTAACCGCCATGGTTAATCAATTCCCCATTCCTATATTTCACCTCAACACCGAAGACCGCCGCCAAGCCATTGCCGCCGAGTGGGCAGACCGTTGCACGGGTGTATTGAATAATGTAACTGATTACGGCAACAAACAGGTTGATGCACTAGAACTGTTATTAGCCATAAAAGAACCAGCAGATCAGTGGGGATTTTGCCCAGCATTACCCGATTTCACTGATTACAACGACAAGAAAGCCAGCGGCGTGTTTGATGAACATGCCGCTATGTACAACCTTATTGCAGGCGCCATCGCCAGGTTAACCGATGAAAACTGGTGGCTGCGTAAACTCAATAAAGCCTATTCACATTATGAAGAACATACCGCCATCGTCGTGGGTAAAGTTCGTAGCGGCGTATCGCCTTACGTGTCTAACCACGCCTTTAAAGCATGGCAGCAACGTAAACATGCCGCTCGTTTATGGCTAAACGAAATGCAAGTGGTTAATGACGAACACGGATTGGAACTGACATTAGCCGATGCGGTTGCCGCATCAGTAGCTAACCCAGAAGTTCGCCGTGCTGAATTAATGGTGCGTATGCGCGGCTTTGAAGATCTCGCCATTGAGCAAGGTTTTGCAGGTGAGTTCTACACATGGACCGCACCAAGCAAATATCACAGTTACAAAAAAAGCATAAAAGGCCCGTCTTATTCTAATAAAAAATACGATGGTGCTACCCCAAAGCAAACCCAAGCCTACCTTTGTAACCAGTGGGCTAAATGCCGCGCAAAATTTGCCCGTGAAGATATTGAAGTATTTGGTTTTCGCGTAGTCGAACCCCACCATGACGGCACACCACACTGGCATTTATTACTATTTTTTAAACAAGAACAGCTACGCCATGCCCGTTCAATTATGCGTCGTTATGCCTTGCAGCATGACAAGCACGACCTTGCACCCGCCAAAGGTAAAAAAAGTTTACGCCACCAAGGTTATAAACCCCGTTTCGATTTTAAAACCATTGATCCTGCCAAAGGGTCGGCAACCGGTTATATCGCCAAATACATCGCTAAAAACATCGATGGCCACATGGTAGATGATGATCATGAAGCTGAAACCAGCGGTAAAAACGGCGCGCAAAATGTTGCGGCGTGGTCAAGCACTTGGAACATTCGCCAGTTTCAGCAAATTGGTGGCCCGTCGGTAACCGTGTGGCGTGAGCTGCGTCGATTACGTGAGGCCATTGATTTTGACGACGTAGTTGAACGCGCCCGCAATGCAGCTGATAGCAGTAATTGGTCACGCTACGTTGAAGTGATGGGCGGCACCTTTTGTAAACGCGCAGACAGACCAGTGCAACTGGCTAAAGCCATTCAAGACCACGGCAACGTTTACGGTGAAGAAGTATCAAAAATCATGGGCGTACTGTCACAGGAAAACCACACCACTATTAACACCAGGTTAGATGGTTGGGAAATCCGCAAGCCGCAGGCCGACATGTACGTGCCGACACCAGACGAACGCGCTTTTGATGTGGCTTTTGATTTGTCTGTTGATCTTGCTTCTAAAAGCGGCGACAGCCGCGCACCTTGGAGTTCTGACAATAACTGTACGGACTCCATCAAAACTAACAAAAAGATCGCCAAAGGTGATCAGTTGTTAATACAAGAGGGCAGAAAGTTAGGGTTAGACAACGAGGATCTTAAACGCCTACGTGCGGGGTCCATTATTAACTCTGTTGTAAATGGTCATGACCAATATATTTCACTACGTCAGGGCATGTTGTTTGTTAGCCGCAGGCCACCCAATAGCCATCAGGCCCATAGTGATTGGGATGATCCTGCCCTTAATTCACAATTTGAAGCATTTACCCTCGCCAGCATCAATGCCAACAAACAAGTATTGAACGCTCAAGCATGGCGGGTGGTTGACGGTCAATTAGATGTTGATCAATGGCTGCAAGATATGTCGCCAGACATGGCAAAACTTGCACTCGAGCAACTGCAACATGTGGTTGATCTGAATAAGCGTGAAAAGTACGCCGACAAGTTTGTCGAGCCACCAAAAGAAAAAACCACGTTTACCCGCGACCATAAACCAGACCTTTCAAACTGGCTAAACAAAGCGGCATCACATCAGCACTCAACGGCTAACAGCACGTGTTCAGCTTGTAAATGTGACATAACCACACAGCCAAAAATTGACGGTATGTGCATAAGTTGTCACGACATATCAGCATTTATTTACGGTGAAAAATAGGGGTGTTATGGACGGTATATTTGATGATTGGGAAGAACCTAAAAAAATAATTTGTCCGGCTTGTGGGCAGCAAAGTACCCAAGAGGCATTAGACAAGTTTGAAGTTTGCGAAAGCTGTGAGGCCATTAACGAACATCTCTATTTTAAACCCATACCAATAGAAGACGACAATGCCGATTTTTGACCGAAATAACCCAGCCGATATGCAGGCCATAGCCGATGCGCAGCAATTAACGGTTGAATGCCATGAGCGCTATCACCTTTGTAAAAAGCAATTAGACACATTAAACAAGCAAGCCGTTCGCCAGTGGTTAGAACGCCTGCCAACAGAACAACGAGAAAAGTGCCGTGTAACGTTAAATAACATAGTGGCATCGCGCCAGCAAAAAGGAAAAAAACATGACTAACAAAAATCAATTTAATCCAAACGAACAAGCAATGGAAAGCGTTACAAAATCGCTAAAAATGGTACTTAATGCATCAACGCTAACAGACCCAGAGCGAATTATTGTACTTAAAGATTTATTATCAGCTGAAGATAATAGGCAGGAAGTAAAAATTAAAACGATGGTGATGTTGTCTGCACTAAGTAACATCGGAAAGCACTAATGAAAACCCTTGTTCAAGGTTGTGAAAGTGCCGAGCAATTCGGCATTTTACTTAAGATGACGCGCATCAATAGCGAAGCCAAACAAAATGCGTTGCGCGCCTATTTGGTTGATGGCTTGCCAGCTAAAAGAGCTTATGCCCGTTTTGGTGTCACCCAACAGCATTTTAGCAACGCATTAACCAGGTTAAATAAAGCAGCAGACTTGGCCATGCAGTACAGTGACAATCATAAACGGCAGGCATAAAAGGCAGGCATAACGCAAAATCAACACCAGTTAACTAGTGTTGATTTTGTCCATATCACAGTTTTAAAAACTGGCAACCACTAAAAAGTGAGTCAAAATAGTTTTCAGTGAAAACTATTCGCACTAATTAATATAATTGCTTGTGCTTAATCGTTTTAACGACACCATCAAAAATATTGCTTTATTAAAAAAAGCCCTGCGAACGGATTCGAATGTAAACGAATAGATATGAAATAAAAGTAAGGAGTTTAGTTTTTTATGATAGCAAATTGATTTTAAAGTCTTTTATTTTGATATAAATTGGTTTTTATGTGTTTAACAACAATAACAACAAATATGTTGACCCGTGATATTAGCTATTCTAATGGGTATATTCCCCAGCCAAGCCTGCCTATTCCAAAGCATAAAAAACTCACTTAAGCTGCACCCCAATCGCCTTATTGAAGTTCGAATTTGAAAAACATTTATCAGCAAGTTTTATCAGTAAGATTTGAGAGTGCACACTGAGTTGCGCGTTTTTAATTATGTGGATAATAGGTATGGCGTCGCTAATGGCGCGTCTTTATAAGAGGTAATATCAATGGGTTTAGCGTTTATTGAGCAAGTTGAATTGCTATGTGAATTACATGTACAACAAACCAGCGAGTCCGAAAAAGATAATTGTGTCTTAATGATGCTCATAATGGCTAAAAATGCGCGGCAAGAGCTTACAGAAAGTTTAGTTCACGTTGAAGTTGCAAACGATGCTCTAATGACATCGCGTTAACCAGTTGCTTAACTAATTGACTCGATGATTTTGCGCTAGGGCTTAGAGTGTGGCTAAACGATACGTTAACAACAAACGTGTGGCCACACTCTGGGTCAGAACATGAGCAATACAAATTAGCATGTGCCGAACTTATTCTATCGGTTTTACCGATAATCGCTTTATTGTTGCAGCTAGTGCATAACACCCGCATGTCGATCTCCCAATCGTTTGAACGCTAATGTTTAACGGTTCTAGTTTACGCCATAGCACTGTTTTTTTAAACAGTAAAAGGTACTTAGTAGCCGTAACCAAAATAATTATTTATGATAAAAATTTGCCATTTAGGATGAATATATATACATTTTGTATATACAAATATAAATGGCGTCTGTATATTACGGTCAAAGATAAGGAAGGAGTCTAATTTGGCTATCAAGATGTCGAAACCTGTAAGAGATAAACTCTTACAAAAACACGGTGTGAATGTTAGCGAGGTTTATGAGTGTTTTTTAAACCGCACTCATACGGACTTAGTCGATAATAGAGAAGACCATCGAACCAACCCGCCAACGAAATGGTTCATCTCAGAGACTGATAAAGGAATAAAGTTAAAAGTTTGTTACATACAAGATGCCGGTGATTTATTCATCAAATCTGTGTTTCCGCCGAATGACGTAGAGTCAGATATTTATAATCGATTCGCTAAAGAAATGTGAATTGGTATAAAGCTGTAACTATTCATTGGCTAAGGGTATGAATATGAAAATTGAAAGTACAATAGAGAACTGGGAAAACGGTACACTTGGTAATGATGAAGCATTTGTAGAGATAGCTACGGATATAACATCTAGAGAAGTAGATGATATGTTAGCCTTACAAATGATCTCAATCCGTTTGCAGAAGTCTTTAATACAAGACCTAAAAGATTTAGCAACTCGCAATGGATTAGGTGGTTATCAGCCACTGATCCGTAGAGTTTTAGAGCGATTTGTAGAAGCTGAAATGAAAATGATAGCTAGAGAATCAATGAGCCAACAAGTAGAAGTTGAAGTTGAGCATGATGAGAGACTAGTCAGCGGCTGCTAAGTTAAAAAATATAAAACCGCCATTTAGGCGGTTTTTTTATGTCTGCAACATTACTCCAAATCAAAAAACAGCTTTAACTTGCCACCCACTTCTGGATCACGTGCTATCGCATCAACCAAATTGTTGATCAACGTCTTAGTCTCATTTTTAAAATAAACCGCATCATATTTAGCTGGGTCGCCAAGGCCTGCAGTATTGGCCGGAATAATACCGGCTAAGCCAGGGGGGAAACGGTGCGCGTTGAGTACGTCTTGAGCAGACACGTTTTTAACGTTCATAAACTCGTCTTTGCTTTCAAAATTACCCACGGGGATAATCTGCAAGCCTTTCTCTTTGCCGTTGGGAATATTCACAAACAGCGAACGGAAGTTACCCACGCCCTTTGAGTCTTGAATTTTCTCTTTAATGTCTTTCTCAACATTGGGGTCTAGGTTCGGGTCGGTTGCATACATAATGAAACCCATGTGAGCGCCATTAATGTAATATTTGCGTCTAAATAACGTGGCATCTTCATTTAACAATGCTGCTTGTAAGCCGCCTAAATAATCGGGGCAACCATACACCTGCTGTACTGGGTCATACTGGCGCACCCAAATAATGTCTTTGGCCTTATATCGCTTAAATTGCTGATCACGCTCTAACACCACCGCGCCACCATCTTCACCCACGCGGGTTCGATAACTGGGTAACGGAAACAACCGCACAGTTTGCCCAAAACCGTTGCGGATCTTCACTAACGCTACATCACCAAACTGCACAAAATTTAAAAAAGTGGCGACAACTTCTTGGGCACTCATACCGCCAGACACAAAACGCGATGCAGCCATATTGGCGCGGCTTTGCACTATGCCGCCGTGTTGCGCATTACGGCGGGTTAAGTTAGCCAGTAAATGCCTATCAATGGGCGGTTCCCAATATTCATCGCTTGAGTTGTAATACAACGAGTCGTAATCGGTAAGCCACATATTAGGCATCACTTGTTCGGGCAAACTAAACACCACAGGTGCATTGCTGCTCGGTTGCTCAGTCTCGTTTGCTATATCGTCGTTCGCGGCAGTTAGTGTTGCATTGTCCATGATGATGATCTCTTGTGTTCATAATTAAGGGGTTCGTTGATCACCGCGTGGGCAATCGCAAAAAATACGTCGGCATGGCCTGTGGCATTGTCGCGGCTGGCTTTAAAGGTAATGGCCCCGCCAGTATCGGTGGTAGTTCGTCGTATCGCTAAACAACTCATGGCAATGTCTTTGTGTGAGGCATCCCATTCAATGCGGCCACCTTCAATCACATCAATCATTTTCAGCACCAAGCGGGTTTTACTACCAACACTGTAATGAATCGCCGTAGCCTCACGCGGGAACAAGGTGCTAATCGAGTCGAACACCCCAGCACCAATGCCAGTGGTATCAACGCCAATGTAAGTCACCCGGTAACGTGCATACACCTTTTGAATTTCGCTCACATGATGGGCAAAGTTAAGCCCGCGCCAATAATGTTTTTCGAGTACGCGGAACTTTTCACCTTTCTTTTCACCTGGTGCAACCACAACCAAAGTCGCATTATCGCGGGTGCGTGATGGGTCATAACCTAGCCACACTTCACGGTTGCCAAATGGCCGCAAATCATTGGGTTTATGGTCCTGCCACCTCGCAGCATCAACCATGCATTTTTCAAGGTCGCTGAACTTAAATACACTGTCCGCATCATCAACAAACACGCACATAAACAAGTTGGCAAAATCATCGCCGTTGTATTCATCGCGCAGTTCATCAATATCAAATAAGCCGCAGCCGCCAGCCAATGCATCTTCAATCGTGACCACAAAGCGCCACTGTTTATCTGGGCATAATCGGCCACGGTCGCGCATGGCATTAAAGGTGGGAAACTCAACCTCTTCACGGTCAGGCTTGCCTTGTCGCCAATGGTCACCAGTCCAAAACGAATAAGCGGGGTGTGCTTTAGTGGATGGGGTTGAAAAGTAGGTTTTACGCCAGTTTTTGTGAGTAGCCATGGCAGAGGCTAATTTGTTTAATACATCAAACTTACCAATCCAAAAGTATTCATCAACGTACACATGGCCGTGATAACTTTGCGCGGTTTTACTATTGGTACTTAAAAAACGCAGTTCGGCATCACCGTGTTTGGTGTGCAACACAATTGGGTTGCCGGTTAATTCAATCTCAAAAAATTCTTGTGCAATAGCAATAATGTAACTGCGGAATACTTCTGCTTGAGAACGTGACGCCGACAAGAATATTTGCGGATCCCCCGTTAATACTGCTTGCTCAAATGCTTCACCAGCAAAGTAATACGTTGCACCAATTTGACGACTTTTTAAAATGTTCCGAATACGCTGATGCAAGTTTTCATGCATGGTTTTTTGGTATTCAAAAAGCGATGCGTACCAGGTGCCAAAGTCTTCAGCGTCTAAATGACTTACATCATTTTTGCGCTTGCGGCCTTTACGGGGTTTATCGTCATTACCAGAGCGTTCGCCACCTTTAGCGTTATTACCTTTATTACCAGACTTGGAACCAGAACCAGAACCAAACGAATGGCCCTCGCTGATTAGGCGCTGCTTTTTCAACTTCACATGCTTTTCAATCAGCATGTCGAGTTCTTTTATTTGATTACCTGATTTGTCCTGAATATCTGACAGCATCACAATGCGGCGCGCAATAGCCTCGTCTACTTCTTCCTCTCGCAGTAAATCACGCCAGCCGTATTTGTCGGCCCAGTAGTACACCACCCGATTATTTGGCAGGCCGAGTTCGTCCCGAATTTCATCAGGGGTGTGTCTGCGTAAATAAAGCCGTTTTGCGGCTTCACGGATTTCAGGAGAGTAGGCCATATCACTCAGGGTTAATGATTAATGTTGCCAGTGTATTGACTATCGCAGCACTCATAACGGACTAAATATCGGCTCAGTTCCGATAATGCAAAAATCGGAATTACGCCGAAGTTTGCCAAGTGATTGCACCTTGTCAAAGCCGTAAGCTGTAGGCCTAAACAGCATTTACGCATTTATCGACTTTAGGCAGGCAAACACATGGGCAAGCAAACTGGATGGGTTATCGCAGCAACCGAAGGCGCAACAGTCGACGGTCGCACTATCACCAAACAGTGGATTGAAGACATGGCCGCACAATATTCAGTGGATGAATACACCGCCATGATTTGGCCTGAACATTTCCGTTCATCATGGGGCCCGTTTGAGGGTAAAAACTGGGGAATAGTGGATGAAGTCAAAGCCTCAACTAAAGACGGAAAACTGCGTTTATATGTCAAGTTAACCGCCAACGATTACTTATTAGCAGCTAACCAAGAAGGTCAAAAGCTGTTTATGTCAATCGAGCCAAACATTGATTACAAAGGAACGGGCAAAGCCTATTTATCGGGTATTGCCGTTACCGACTCGCCTGCATCAACGGGTACAACCCGCCTTAAGTTTTCAGCCGGTGACAATCACCACGACCACGAATACAGCCAATTAGAAGAGTTACAGCAAAGTGACTTCATTACGGAACAAGCAACGCCTACGGAACAGGGCTTGTTTGCCATGCTACGCAATTACTTTAATAAGCCAAACGCGGCAACCGACCCAACCGAGGAAGACCCAATGAAAACAGAGCAATTTGAAGCCTTAATGGGCAAATTTGAAACCTTTGACACCAAGCTAACAGAGCTTGAAACCAAAGTTGACACCTTTGGCAAAAAGCCAGAAGCAACTGGTACCGAAAAAACTGAAATTGATACCACCACAGCGACTGATAAAACAGACGCGCCAGGTGTTAGTGCTGAACAGTTCAGCAAAGTTGAAACCCTATTAACCGGACTAACAGAAAAGCTCGGTGCAATGGAAACCAAGTTCAATGCGCTAAGCAAAGAAACTGCAGGCCAAGAGCCTGATCCAGCAGGTCTAGGCGAATCTTACTCAGTGGTTTAAGACCCACTAAACCACTTTAGTCATTTATTAGCAGCGAGATAGCATCATGAATTTAACACCAATTGCACTAGCCTGTTTGCTTGCATACAGCACCAACATGGCCACCGGATATCAAACACCAGACGTGAGTAAGCAATTTAGCGTTACTGGCCCAATGGAAACCAAACTTCGCGCCGCCATTCTTGATTCAGTCGAGTTTTTAAAACTGATCACCATGATGGACGTTGACCAAATTAAAGGTCAAGTGGTTAGCGTAGGTAATACAGGCATTGCCACAGGGCGTAAGTCTGGTGGTCGATTTACTTCAGGACAAGATGTTAACGGTAATACCTATGAACTGGTCGAAACTGACTCTTGTGCCTTTGTTGATTGGGGCACATTAGCAGTATGGGCCAACGCAGGCAGTGAACGTCAATTCATGAAACTAATGAGTGAAAACGCCACTATGCGTTTTGCCCTCGACATTTTACGCATTGGCTTTAATGGTACTTCTGCCGCAATAGACACAGATCCTGTTGCCAACCCGCTTGGTCAAGACGTTAACAAAGGCTGGCATCAGTTAGTAAAAGAGAAAGCGCCTGATCAGGTAATGACTGACCCGATTTACTTTAACCCTGATGCAACAGGTGTTTTGAAAGACGGTGAATACAAAACATTAGACGCCATTGTTACCGAAGTTAAGAACACCTTGATCCCTGAACAATTCCGCAACGACCCACGCTTGGTTGTATTGGTTGGCAGTGACTTAACCGCAACCGCTCAGACTAAGTTGATGAACCAAGCAGACAAGCCAACCGAACGTGTTGCCGCGCAAATGATGGATAAATCCATTGGTGGTTTAAAGGCATACACACCACCGTTCTTCCCAGGTAAACGCCTAGTGGTGACATTGCTTTCTAACTTGCATTGCTACACCCAAAAAGGCACCCGCTCGCGCAAGTCTGAAAACGTAGAAGACCGTAAGCGCTGGGAAGACAAGTATTGGCGCTTTGAAGGGTATGCAGTTGATGAAATGCAGGCATACGGTGCAATCGATGAAGCTGCAATGAATATTGGCGCAGCCCCAGCGGCTTAACCCTATCACTAGGCACTCACTGAGTGCCTAGTTAATCCTTTATCAAATAGCTAAATAGGACATCGCCATGAGTGCCATCGCTAATTTTAAAAAACGCCGTGCAGCAGAAAAAGCTAAACAACAAAATCCATCAAATCAAGATGCAGCATCAACGCCAGCGCCAGAAAATGAGGCTCTGCAGCTATTAGCCGCGTTGTTATATTGCGATAAGTCAGTCGCTATTACTAACGCAAAAATTATCGTTGAGAAAGGTGGCTACATTGCGGGTTTAACAGAAGCACAGCTAAATGAATTAGAAACACAAATTTACATTGATTTAGCTTCAGGCCCAGATAAAGGGGTAATTGCACAAGTCACCACAGACGATGATGGCAATATCACCTCGATTACAGAAGCAACCGAGCAGCAAAAAATCAATGCTGAAGTAGGTGTGAATCTAGTTGAAACCCTAAAAAGCCTTCAACAAGAACAAGCTGAGTCAACTGACAGCGTAACCGATGCCGCCGGTTCAGTAACCTATGCCGCTGACAAAGTAGAACAAAGCGCCAGCGCCATTGACGACAGCGCCAGCGATTTAGCCTATAGCGCTGACAGCATAGCCAATTCAGCGAACGACATTAAAGAAGCGACCGCAGAGTTAAAAAAGCCATCGGCGGCGCCAGCATCCTCGCATGGCGAGAAAGCCGTCAAGCCAAAAAACAACTCGAAAAAGTAAGCTTAACAGGTAGCGGCCAATACGCCCCAAGCCTGCACTTACAACTGATCGAACTTGAAACGGATTTAAAACGACTAAAAGCCTTTGCAAGACGCAGCGACAAGGTAAGCCATAAACGTGATGTGTTATTGCCCAAGTGGCTACCCATTACCACTGACTATTTAGCAAAGCTAGACGCTAACAACCAAAAGGACAAAGTAGATGACCATCCTATTTTTGCTTACTGCATTGTGTGGCTGTTTGATGTTGGTGAGCTTGGCCGAGCTATTGAACTGGCGTTTCGCGCTATCGAACTTGATCAACCTATGGCGGGCAGTATTCGCCGCCAGTGGGCAGGTTTTATTGCCGACACGGTATTTGATTGGGCAGAAGTGCAAGCAGAAAACGGCAACAGTATTGAACCGTATTTCAGCATGGTGTTTAAGCGCGTGGTTAACGATTGGAAACTGCCAGAACCGGTTACCGCTAAGTTTTACAAATTCGCGGGGCTGGCATTACTACGCACAACTAACGGCGACATTAAACCAACACAGGTTGGCGACATTAGCCGCTTGCAACAAGCAGATGCGTTACTCGAAAAAGCGGCCAGTTTGCATAAACACGCCCAGGTGAAAACCGTAAGAAACAAAATTGATATGCGAATACGTGCGTTAGAGGCCTATGGGTCACAAGAAAGTGGCTCACAAGAACAAGGCCAATAACGTAAGGGACCAACTCCCAACCCTCCAGTTCGCTAGCTGAGTGTTTAACAGGTGACTGTTAATAACCACTGTGACGCTAACCGAACTGAACCCAATTAACACAGGTGATGTATGACATTTGGATTTGAAGCCGGACAACAACAAAGCATTGCTATCGATAACGATAGCGGCTGGCCTGCATTGTCAACGGGTGAATTTCGCCAACATCGTCGCATCCCTGAATATTTTGAAGAATCAGTATTAGCTGATTCGCTCAATCGTAGCGTGGCAGAAATACAGCAGCAATTGCTTAGTTTCATCATGACAGCACCGGGAACGGAAGCCCCTTTTGCCTTAGACGCCAGTCTAGCGCCTGATTTCAGTGCGCAGCAAATTAGCATTTACCGCGGGGCTGTTTATGCCCGTTCTCATGCCGATTTGCTGGGCTATTTTTCTGCTGTTGACCAAAAAGAAGCAGGCAACAACAAAGCCAGCGACGAAGCACAGCAAGACGCCATATTAGCGCAATCAAACCGATCAGTGCGTTTATTGATGGGCCTTGGCCGCGCCGGAGTGCATTCATTATGAGCACTCAAACCAAGACTCAGTTGCAGCTATTGGCCGAATTTTTACTCACAAGCTTATCGCCAATTGTTAAAGCCAACGATCTCGATGCATGGCAAGAAAACGGCACCTTGATACTCAACGGTGAAGACAAAGGCAGTGAAGGCTATCAAGTCGCGAAGTGGAAACACAACGCCGTGATTGCACTAGAACGCTTTCCGCACCGCCGCATTAACCCATACAACCTACTAGCCATGGTTGCTGCCTTTTTAATTGACAGCAATTGGGCCCGTGATGAATACGGCCTAGAGGATCCACAACTGGATATCGACGTGGTGAGTAAAGACCACGCCACAGTATTAATTGAAGTGCAGTTAATGGATGACATTGAACTGCTACCAGATGACAACGGCCCAGTGCTATTTAACGGCGAACGCTACCGTGTGTCATTAGTGCCATTAAACATAGCTGAAACCGTTGAAGTGCAGCAGAAGGGGGCCGAATGAGCTTAGTTATCACCCCAAACAAACAGCAAGCATTGAGCATAAAGCATCAGTTGATACTGCAATCACTGCCCGCAAACAAGCGCACTCGTATTTTAAAAACACTGGGGCGATACGAACGCGCATTAGCACGCAAACGGATACGTACTCAAACCACGGTTGACGGCACTCACATGGCCAGCCGCGCCGATGGTAAAAAAGCCAAGATGCTAAAACGCATGGGCAGAACATTAGAACCTTACGTGAAAAACGCCAACCGTTTAGAGCTTAAGCATAAAGCGGGACTAACAGGCCGAATAGCTGCGTTGCATCAAGACGGTGGCACAGAGTCAATGAGCGCTAGCCGCATGGCACGCATTCATGGCAAACCAGACTATAAAGCTGCCGCAACACGCAGCCAGGCGAAAGCATTAATTGCATTGGGTTATAAAACCAAAAAAGCCAAAGGCAAAGGATACCGGCGCGCAACTATAAGCGAAATCACGGAAAACCTAAGCCAAGGCAAAGCGGGTGTGATTTTGTCGGTACTACGCGATAAGCCAAATAAAAATCGTTGGCCAATACCCGTTAAAGCGCGTCCGTTCTTGGGTGACACGACCCCAAACGTACAACGTGAATTAGTAAAAATCATTGACCATATCAACAGCAAAAGAGGCTAACCATGGCACTAGGTAAAGTACAAGTTAACAATTTGAATCTCGGCCAAGGTGACATTGCTGCCATCGAACGCCATTTTCTGTTTATCGGTCTAGCGGGGGCAGTAGGTGAAGAAAGCCAACTGTTTAGCGTAAACGCCCAAACGGACCTTGAAGACGCATTAGCCGACAGTGGCCTGCGCGCTCAAGTGATTGCAGCGCAATTAAATGCGGGGCAAAACTGGACTGCTGCAGTTTATCCACTGGCAGACGGTGAAGACGTATTTGAAGCGATTGATCGCGCCAACGAAGTGCAAAGCTTTGAAACGGTAGTGTTCTGTGACATCAGCAATACAGCGGTTGAAATTAGCGCCAAGCACGATTACTTAGCTAGCTTGCAAGCAACACATGGCCGTTTTGTGTCTGGTTTGGTTGCAGTGCCAGGTATCGATGCTGCTACCCAAACATGGTCCGCGTATGAAGCTGCGCAAGTCGCATTGGTTGCAGGGCTTGCAAATCACTTAGTGATCCCAGTGCCGCAATTGCACGCTAATAACGTGGGCGTGTTGGCTGGTCGCTTATGTAACTACGCTGTGAGTATTGCCGACAGCCCAATGCGCGTGGCAACAGGTAGCGTAATGGGATTAGGTTCTGGTTTAGAGAATGCACCAGTAGACAGTGCCGAAAAGCCATTAGCGTTAGCCACCTTAAACACCTTAGCCACAGCCCGTTTTAGTGTGCCGCAGTGGTACCCAGACTTTGAAGGGATCTATTGGGGTGACGGTTCCACATTAGACGCTGCAGGCGGTGATTATCAGTACATTGAAAACATTCGTGTAGTGCATAAAGCCAGCCGTGAAGTGCGTATTCTCGCCATTCGTCGCATTGGTAATCGCGCCCTTAATTCAACACCTAACAGTATTGAGTTAAACAAAGGCTACTTTATGAAGCCACTGCGCAACATGAGCAAAAGCATCACTATTTTAGGAACTCCGTTCCCAGGTGAAATTACTCCACCCATTGACGGTGATATTCAAATTGTATGGCCAACCAACAAAAGCGTGGTGATTTACATGGTGGTTCGCCCATACAACAGCCCGAAAGCCATCACGGTCAACATCATGCTTGATCTAAGCAATACATAAGGAATCGCCAACATGCGTTTATCTGGAATGAATTTTAACGTCAACTTGGGCGACATCATGCTGCAAGTGGACACGGCAACATTAACCATTACCGACAACAGTGGCGTAAGCCAAACCAGCGGTGTACCAGATGGTTATGTCGATGGCGATGTGGCGGCTAGTGGTGAACTGAGCATTAACGCCAGCAATTTTAAGCTGATTTCAAACTCAGCCAAATCAGCCGGTTCGTGGCGCGGCATGAAAACGTTCGACATCATGTTTTACGCCAAAACGGCCAAAGACGAAATGAAAGTTGAAGCCTTTGGATGCCGCATTAAGTTAAGCGACATTTTGGACATCGACAAAAAAGGCGGTCAAGCCTCGTTATTTAAAATTCCGTTTGATGTAACAGATCCTGACTTTGTGCATATCGATGGGGTGCCTTACTTACGCCCTGACGAAATCGAAAACATTACGCAGTAGGCCAAGCAGTTAATAGAGAGTCGATAACGAATGGATGACGCCGACAGAGCAGGCATTGAGCAAGAACGCATTGAAAAAGCCTTTTTAGCCAAGCGAACCATGCTACCGCCGAGTCGGCCAAGCGCAACACAGTGTATTAAATGCAACATCGCAATACCTGAAAAGCGCCGCCAGATCTTACCGGGTGTGCAGTTGTGTGTTGAGTGCAAACATTAAGTGAGTAGAAGTGATGAATAAAACAAAAGTAAATTTTGGCTTTATTTCTGGATTAGAAGGTGGCCCAACATGCACAGGATACGTGCCGGATCCTGTGCATTCAAAATCGGGCGTCACTATTGCCACTGGCTTTGATCTTGGCCAGCGCTCAACTGATGATTTGCAAACGTTTTTACCACAACCATTAGTGCAGAAGTTAGCTAAATATTGTGGATTAACTCAACAATCTGCGGTGCAAGCCTTACATGCTGTGCCGCTATCAATCACAGCAGATGAAGCACACATGATTGACCTGTGTGTAAAAAGTCAATTGCTTGAACAGCTGCAGCATAGATACAACCGAGATTCTGCATTGCCTTTTGACCAACTAAAAGAGCAACAGCAAACCGTAATAGCGTCAGTGGCGTTTCAGTACGGCAATTTAGCGCGCCGCTGCCCTAACTTTTGGCGAGCAGCTACGCAACAGAACTGGCTGCAAATGGCTATCGAATTACGTGATTTTGGCGACAGATACCACAGCAGGCGAAATCGTGAAGCGAACTATTTAGACATGGCGGGAATGTAACATGGACTGGAAATCAATTAGCGGAACCGTTGGCACCATCGCCGGAGCAGTCGCCCCGTTACTGGGTGGCCCTATTGGTTTGGCTGTGAGTATTGGCAGCCAAATTGCGGGTGCATTGGGTACCGAAAATACCCCAGAAGCCGTGCAAGCAGCTTTGCGTAATGACCCAAATGCAGCCTTAAAACTGCAAGAGTGGGCAGCACAAGAACGTGAGCAAATTCGCCAAGCCAACATTGAGCTACAACGCATTGCATTAGATGAATACAAAGCCGATTTAGCTGATCGCCAAAATGCCAGAAGTGAACACAAAGACCACTGGATGCCAGCAACCTTAACACTTGTGTTGCTTGGGCAATTTTCAGCCGTGTTATGGGCATTATTTTACGGCCCAGAGATTGAAGGCAACCGAGATTTGATTGTGTATTTGGTGGGTAACTTATTCACCTTAGTAGCAGGTGCGGTGACGTACTGGGTGAGCTCAACCAAAGAGTCCAGCGACAAAGACAAGCTAATGGGACTACTAAAGCAAAACCCCATGCAAATAGTTAACAACAAGGAGTCGAGCTAATGGAGAGTTTAACCAGTTGGCTTGTTGTGATCATTGGCATTGTTGGCGTGTTACTCACTATTGCCGTGCCGTTAATTGCCTATTTAAACAGTGTGGCCCACAAGACCAGCACAGAACTGAGCAACCATAAAACCCATGTCGCCGAAAACTACGCCACTAAAAATGACGTTAAAGATCTTGGCGACCGCATGGAACGCCAGATGCAAGCAGGATTCGACAACCTAAAACAATTACTCACTAACAAGGACAAAGCAGCATGAAAAAGACAATTATTTTAACCATCGCAGGTACTGACTTTAGCTTTAACGTAGCAGTACAAGACCACAGTGATTTTATTGACAGTGTTGCTCGTGGTAGCTCAATGACTGCTGCATCACACAACCTTGTTATGCGTGCGATTGAAAGCGACCAAAAAGAAGCATTTAGAAAAGTGCTTGATGAAGCGCCAGGTGCAGAACTGCAAATTGCTGGAGCACTAAAAGCTGAGTTTTCACCAGTGTTGGACATTGCCGTAAAAAAATAGATGGGCTGATTGATTCTATTGATTCAAATCAGCTTGAGCAATTCATGATTTTACGTCGGCATTTATTGCCAACAGAAGATGATGAACCGCGAAGTTTAGCAAGAGCAGCATGGCTGTTTAAACGACAGCGCGAAGATTTAGAAGCCATTGTCACCAACGCCGTATGTAAGGCGTTTGGTGGTAAGTAAAACAGGTAGAAAGGAATAGCATGAGCTTACCCGCACCGTTAATGTTTACCGTTGGATTAATAGACCAAATTACTAAGCCGATTGCCAAAATCAGCCAGCAATTTAATGGCCTAGCGTCTAACTACCAAGCCGGGACCATGAAAATGGCCTCCGGTATTGGCGGCATTGCGGCCAGTGGGTATGCACTGCAAAACGCCTTAATGCCAGCCATTGAAATGGACCGCGCACTTGGCGAGGTTAAATCTCTGGGTGTGCGTGAGTCAGCATTAAAAATGCTCACAGATACGTCTTATGAATACGCGCTTAAATACGGTAAGTCGGCCACTGAGTTTGTTAAGTCTAGCTATGACATTCAGTCGGCTATTGCTGGGCTTAATGATACTGATCTATCCGCGTTTACCTTATCCAGTAACGTATTGGCCGCAGCGACGAAAGCAGACGCGGCAACCGTTACCAGTTACATGGGCACCATGTATGGCATCTTTAAAAACGATGCTATGAAAATGGGCGAAGGCGCATGGGTTGAGCGTTTAACAGGTATGACGGCCACTGCAGTACAAGCCTTTAAAACCGACGGTAAAAAAATGGCTGATGCCTTTGGCGCATTAGGTGCCTCGGCAGGGCTTGCACCACTGCAAGAGCAAATGGCGATTATGGGCACACTGCAAGCCACGATGCAGGGCAGTGAATCGGCAACAAAATACAAATCATTTTTAGCGGGTGTAGGTAAAGCACAAAAAGCGCTTAACCTGCAATTTACCGACGCGAACGGCACCATGTTACCCATTGTCGATATTCTTAATAAGATAAAAGGCAAGTATGGCGATGTGATCGACGTGGCTGAAGGTGACTCATTAAAAACCGCGTTTGGTTCGCAAGAAGCGGTGGAAATGGTCAAGTTATTACTGAATGACATAAACGGTCTTAATGGTTCAATTGAAAGTTTAGGCAAAGTTAAAGGCATGGAACAAGCCGAGATAATGGCCGCCGACATGACCGACCAAAGCGAACGCCTAGCACAAAGCTGGTACGTAATCCGCGCAGCCTTTGGTACCGCAGTCTTGCCAGCATTTAATAGCTTTGTCGGTTGGATTGCCGACATGGGCCGCGATGTGATGGCGTTTACTCAGCTATACCCAGAACTGACTAAGTACATGGGCTATGCCGCAATAGGCCTACTAGGTTTAGTTGCTGCAGGTGGTCTATTTACCTTAACCATGGGCGCAGGCCAAATGATAATGACCACATGGGGCGCCGCCGCCATGGTATGGGCAGGCATAAACGCAGGATTAACCGCCGGATTAAGTGCATTACGCGGGGTAATGCTAGCAGTAAATATTGCCATGTATGCCAACCCAATAGGCTTAATTGTCGCTGGTGTAGCCGCTTTAACTTTTGCGGTAATTGCTGCGGTTTACTATTTTGATGATTTAAAGAAGATGCTTACAGGGACTGCATGGGGGGATGCAATTATTTTTGCTGGTGCTGAAATAGCAGAAGTATTCACGAGCTTAGGCGGGTTGTTGAGTAGTACATTTAGCGCAATTGTGGCAGCAGGGAGAATGGTTTGGGAGGCGATAAACCCGATAGTATCGGTATTGCTAAGTATTCAAATGTTCTTCCTTAAAACAATAGGAGTTGTCATAGGTAGTGCAGTAGCCATTATTGCAGGTGCCATTGGTTTGATAGCGAGCCTAGTGAGTGGCATTTTTTCGGCATTCGAATGGGTAGTAAGTGGCATTGGTAGCATGTTTAACGGTGTGGCATCTATTCTGGATGGTATTTGGGGCAGTATTAAAGCCACGTTCACTGAGGGTGTTGAATGGATTATCGACAAGCTAAACATGATCCCAGGTGTTGATATTGATGCCAACATATCAAGTGCTAATATTCCAAGCGTTGCCGCAATAGCCCCAATTCAAACCCGTGTTGATCGCGGTGGTATTACCCAAAACCTATCAACGGCCAACCAACAAAAATCAACCAACGTTGGCACAGTAAACGTGTACCCAGCCAAAGGCGATAACGTGAATATTCCAGCTTACTTGGAGATGCACGCATGAGCCAGTTTATAGACTTGCACATTCAAAGTGGTGACGTGGTGTTAGATGCCGGATTAACACCGAGTTATTTAACTGATCGCGAAGTCATAGCGCAAGACATAGTGCACGCCATTTTAGACACCGGCTTAGCACATGCTTTGGTAAGTGATCGCGGCACAGGTGTTACGGCAGACACCCAAATAAAAATCAAATTATTAGTAGAGGATGACGTTCGCATCATGCCTGGCACAGTGCGCGTTGAACAAGTGTCATTAGGCCAATGGTGGGTATATGCCGACACCATTAACTTTGGGCCTATTTCGTCGTCAATAATCCAAACCACTACAGGAGCAAGTTAATGGCTGAAAAAATAGATGTGCCAACAATCGACTTTGCAAAAATTGTAGAGGCTGCAGGCATACCAACCACAGAAGATGGCTGGAAAGCATTGTTTAAACAAGACGTGGAAGCAGAGGGCAGCATTATTGCTAATGACTCACCTTACTCACCATTCTGGCGCGTGATCACAGCCATTGTCGCCAAGCCTGCAACATGGATAGTTAACAAAGTATTAATTGGCGCAATACTGCCAAACCTATTTTTGCTAACAGCTAATGACAATTCATTTATAGAAGCCAAAGCATGGGAACACGACTTAACCCGCAAAGAAGACGAATTTGCCAAGGGTAAAGTGCGCTTTAACCGTGCTGCAGCAAGTGGTCCTAGTTTGTTAATACCTGCAGAAACCGTTATTCAAACCGATGCCATTAAAGGCATTGTTTACCGTGTGATAACCACTGATGATGTGATTTTGCTGCAAAACAGCTTAAGCGTATTAGTGCCCGTTATTGCAGAAAAAGCAGGCGCAGCATACAACCTAGGTGCAGGTTATTACCATGTTTTACCTGAGTCAGTAACCGGAATTGGTAGCGTGAGCAATGATGCTGACTGGATAGACGTATTAGGTGCTGATGCTGAAAGTAATGATGATTTAAAACTGCGAACCCGCAACGCATTTACCGCAGCAGCCCCTTGGCACATCGATGCCGTGTACCGCGCCATTATCACCGAACGTGCCGGACTCGATACCGACAACGTCTATTTTGAACACGATGCCCCACGCGGTCCGGGTACCGCCAACGCGTATATTTTGCTTGATACCGGTGAACCTTCAAATGAACTCATTACCGATTTGAATCAGTACGTGATGGATAAAGGCTACCACGGCCACGGCGATGACTTGCAGGTGTTGGCAATGCCAGGTGCCGATGTTGTCGTAGGTGTGACTATCTACCCACATGTTTATTTGCTTGATGATGAAGTCACGACATTAATTGCAGATGTTGAAGACTTTATTCGTTGCGCATTTAGAGAAAACACCAATTACAACGCGACCAGAACAGAGCCCTTTGTGCGCTTTTCATTTAGCCGCCTAAGCCAAGAGTTGCACAAACAATTTGCAGGTATTGAGTCGCTTAACTGGCACCAAACCGACATTACCAGTGCCAATAATGTGCCGCGTTTAACCGCACTTACCATTGAAAACGGTAACGCGTAATGAACATTGACTGGCAAGCCATTACCAAAATGCCTTACTGGCTTGCAAGGCCGGGCAGTGAGTTGGATAAGTTGCGTAAAGGTGCCGTTAGGTTTTGGCAACGATTGACCGACATGTTGGCATTTCCATCAAAACAACTCGACCCAATGACAGCCGAATTAGCATTTGTGCACCTCTTGGCATGGGAGCGCGACATTGAACAGATACCAAGTGAAACCGAGCTGATGTACCGCACTCGCGTTAAGTATGCCTTGCCATTTGCTAAGGGCGCAGGCAGCAAAACAGGCTGGCTGGATATGTTTAAAAAGCTGGGCATGCCTTGGGTCAATATTGATGAGCGAGTCAGTGAAACGGATTGGGATGTAGTCGACTTGCAGTTATTGGATGTCGATTTTGGTGACCGTCAAAACCTGATTAATTACATCTGCCGCCAGTATGGCCGCACAACTCGACGATACCAGTACACCACTATTGCCAAAATGGCTGTGATGTCGCCACCTAAAAACTTTGATAACCATAACGATATAAGCATGGCCACGGTGAATACCAATTTGTTGCCTGCAAAAAGACTGATGACGATGGACAGCGAATCTAGCTTCCTAGTTGCAAAAATAAAACAGCTCTAATAGAGAACAGAGGACTTAATACCATGGCACAAGTGATTACCATTGCAGGCGAACGTTTATTTGCACTTAAAGCACAGAACAATGAACAACTCGATATCGATACGTTCATTTTTGCCAATGTGCCAGGGCAAGATCCAAATGACACTATTGACCGCAACGAAGGTTTACCACCGGTGGCCCAAAGAGTGCACCAGCAAATTGTGCAGCAAGTTGGCCGCATAAACGATAACGTTGTTGTTTATTCAACGGTGCTTGATAGCGTAACCGGTCCATTTGACTTTAACTGGGTAGGGCTATATTCATCTGCAAACCAAACTCTCATTGCGGTAAGCCATATTCCAAATGTGAGCAAAACGATTACCGTGCCAGGTACTGCAGGTAATACGTTAAATCGTAACTTTGGTATTGAATATTCAGGCATTGCTGACTTAGCGGGTATTACGGTACAGCCTGAAACATGGCAGTTAGATTTTACCGCGCGTTTAAGTGGCATGGACGAGTTAACCCGTCAATTAGCTGCCGACATGAACGGCAAAGATTGGTTTATTGGTGACGGTTTTAAAGTCGTACCTCGCTCAACTACCAACACTTTTAAGGTCACACCGGGTGCGGGCTATGTGTCAGGCCTGCGTGTTGAATTGAAGCAAGATCATATTTTAACCCTGCAATCTTACCCTCAGTTTGTTTACGTCGATGCATGGTTTGATGGTGATGCGTCAAGCAAGTGGGCCCCAAAGACTGCATTTACCGTGACGAACGGCGAGATGGATGATTACATCGACGTGAATGGCAAACAGCATTATGTGTTTAAGTTAGCGCGAATCACTGCTGCAGATGTGGTGGAAGATTTGCGGGTAGGCTCAGCATTAGATGAAAAGATAAATAGCACCACTGAAGAACTATCGAACGTAAAAGAAGAGCAGGCTATTAACAGTAGTGATATTCAAACTCTAAATGCAGGATTAAGCCAAAATCAAGAAACAGTACTTAAGAATTTATTTGCAGGGGGGAATGAAGATTTAGTAAATAAACTATCACGACTTGTAGGAAGAAGAGGTATGTATGTAAATTCTACAAGTGAAAATGAGTTTTATGTTGGTTTTGGGATGGGAAAAGATTCAGTATATGGTAAATGGGTAGTTGAATATAGATTTTGGAAAAATAGCGACGGTTTAACGTTAAGTAGGGGGATATATTCTGGAATAGAAAATGAGGCTGCAATTTCAGCAACAGCCACATTAGATGGAAACTTTGTAACAACTCCAAACATACCAGAATATTCATATACAACTGAAATTGGCGCTAAATTTACAGCAACATTTACAGGTAAGAAATTAATATTTAAATATCGTTCAGAAAATAGAGGGGGCATCTGGCGAGTAAGACTCAGCGATGGGCAGACTAAAGATATATCTACATTTTCAGAGACGACAAAAATTACAGAAAAGTTAATTTTTGATAATTTGGATTTAGATACTTATAAAGTGGAATTTGAATTTATTGGCGCTAATTCTCTTAACCCTCCAGCAGGTGGCGAAAGCCCACGCGGGTGGCTTTATTATGAAAGTGGAAATGCAGCGGCTCAGCCATTAAAGTTTGCGCTAACGGGGCCAATTTTAGGGAGTACACGCAAGGCTATTGGTTCTCCAAATTCCATCCCTGATTTTGCAATTGCAGCAAAACCAGCCATTGCTAGTTACTCAACAGAATGGGTACCGCAGCATAGTAATGTTACTGGTGTATCTAAAAATGTGGCTATAAAAATTATCACTGATGGAATAGAAAAATTGAGTGATGGTAATTATGATTTTAATAGAATAGGTTTTTTTGAAATTGAGTCAATACAATTACTGCAGAAGTTTGAAGCAGAAAACCCTAACGGAAGTGATGGGGTTATGTGGGAGCATTATATTGCTCACACGTTGGATTTAGCATCTCTAGAAATGGTTATACAAAACAGAATAGAGATTAAGCAAGATATAGATGTTTCTTTGGGTTATTTTGCAATGTTACCAGCTGATTACGGAAATGTAGACAGATTGAGGTTGAATAATGGTATGGAAATATCACCTATAATAAATGACGGAAGTGATGATAGTTATGACTTAAATGGTTGTAACTCTGCTTGCTTTTCAGGAGAAAGAGAAGCAGGGCGATCACATGGTTTGGCTATTACTGTTAGTTCATTAAAGTCATCATCATCCATTAATACAGAGTTTGAAAATGATAAACCAATACGTATCACGCAAAGAACAGATGGTGTTGCTAAAGTATATTGGACATTTTTAAAGGCGCAACAGGCAATCAAAGGTACAGTCTTTACTTGTGAAACTAGGTACTCTGCGGTTTCAGGTATTAGATACCCCAATGATCTGAGAACAATTTAATGCTTAACCTCAATTCTACATCAATAGCCATTAAATCACTGCGCATCACGGCAAGCCAAGAGCTTGCCAGTGATGATGCCAGTGGCCAAAGCTCAAGCACCGATGTAGCTGAAACGGGTACCAAGGCTAAAATGTTAATGGTCAGTGGCAACGTGCTATTTAACCAAGCCAAAAACCTAACGCAGTTATTTGAACTGGCCGAAGCAACTGAAAATGGTGCCCGTGTGATTTATCGCATCAGCAATAAAACAGCTGAAGCATTGGGCGTTAAACAGGTTCGTTTTGCTAGTAAAATTGAAGCCGTTGAGCAACAAACCACCCGTCAATGGTCAGTTAGTTTTACTTTACAAGAATATCGCAGCGTGCCGCAAAAGGTAGAAGAACGCCAACCAGATGCGGCGGCTAATCAGCAAGGTGCTAGCACCACTGGCGAGTCGGGTTTTCAATATGCATCACTGCAACAAAACCTCACTGATAACTTTGGTAGTTTGAGGTCTTAATGAGTACACCTAATGCACGATTTATTGCCAGAGCTTATATCGACAATCAAAAAGTCGATATGACTGATCATTGGGTCGTGTTGCAATCAGCTACGCCAGGTAATTGCCAAATCACCGTGAGCACTGAGGTAAAGCAATTTGCCCTTGTATCGGTTGATTTGGGGTGGGGTGACATGATTGATAAAGTCTTTATCGGCTATGTTGAACGTGTCATGCCAGACGTTAATGGCTGGTATACATTATTTTGTCGTGAGCTATCGGCATCGTTAGCACTCAATTACAGCGTCATGCTACGTCATCCAACCTTAAAGCAAGTATTAGACGAACTCAGTCAATTAACAGGGCTCGAGTTTTTAGTTCCTAATAACGCATACGCTGAAACCGCAATACCGTGTTTTTACTGCGACAGTTCTGGTTACGCCATGCTAGACAACATTGGCCGTTCGTTCCGTGTTGACGATTTTATTTGGCAACAGCAAGGTAACGGCAAAATATACGTCGGCAGTTACCAAGACAGCTTTTGGGCTGACAAGCCAATAATCATCCAAAACAACTTAATGACTAACCACCAAGCCGGACGAACAGCAACCATACCAGCAGCCCCAATGATTAGACCAAACGTACTGGCCAATGGTAGCCGCATTAAAACCGTTGAGTTTAAAGAAACTCAAATGACCATAACGTGGTGATACATGGAAACCATAATCAATAGAGTGATTCGCCGCTTATTCCCAGAACTAACTGCAAAATTGCATTTGCCGCGATGGGGAGAAGTGATTGCCTTGCCTGAATTACCAACCGAAGACGGCGAACGCGGCAGTGATCCGTTTTATCCACGGTATGCAGTTGACGTGCAGCTGCTTGACGAAAACGGCACAGCAACAAAGTCAAAGGTACTTCAAGCAGTACCATTACCATTGCCAGGTGCAGGTAATAAAGCGGGCAGGTTAGAACCGCCGGCTATTGGTTCAATTGTCGAAATTGCATTTGCCTATGGCAGACCAGACAAACCATTCATCAGAACAGTATTACCCTTTGGTTGGGACTTACCCGCAATCAAAGAAGGTGAAACCCGCACCCAAGTACGTGATGGTGTTTATCAGCACATAGATGACATTGGAAACTTTGAAAATAAAACCGATGAATCATTAACAGACATCATAGGCAAACTAGCTGAACTACAATGTGAAACACGCAAGGTCACCGCCAGCATTGAACAAGACCACCGCAGTCCAAAAACATGGATTGGCAGCGATGGCGAGAATGTACTGAAACTATTATCAGAACTCATGGCAACCGTTAGCGCATTAGCAACAACATGCGCAAGTCACACACACCCGGGCATTGCATCGGGACCAGGTTCAACCCAACCACCAAATCAAGCAGGCGACTTCAACGGCAAAGCATCAGAAGCAGATGCACAAAAGGGAAGACTAGATCCAATCACAAAGTAGGTATATATTTTCTAAGTCATATTGTTGTGATGAATAAACAAGGAATGTTATGAAAGTCGACTTAGATTATATGAAAGATATATTTGCTGTATTTGTGAGTTCAGAGAATGCTCATGTGACGCTTCATGATTTAGCCGCTGAAAACATGTTGTTATCTGACGAACACGGTAAAGCAAATCAAAAGCTTCTATTTCACTTACAGATTTTTTTAGATAATTATTTCATTGGTACATCTACAGCTAATACGGCTCATAACCTTAAAGACATTGGGATATCAGGAACAGATACAGAATTATCATGTTCAATAAGAGAACTTCGTTTAACACAACGTGGGCATGATTTCGCTAATACACTTCAAAATAAAGCAGTATTAGAAAAGTTGAAATCAGAATTAAAAGATGCTCCTTTTAATGTCATATTTGAAGGTGGTCAAAAGCTAATACAGCATTACTTTAAAAAGAAACTAGATAATTTATTAGAAGAGTAATAGTTAAATTTCTACTGCCCAGTTAAGAACTGGGCTTTTTTATACCTGCAGTAAAGCTAACCACCTCTATGGGGTCGGTTCCCACGCAGGGACTTGAACCCGCGTCCATATACCACCCATCAAGAAACATAAACCAAGTCCTCAACACGGAAACCAACCCCGCAAAGAAACCACGCCACGAAATCCGCACTCTTCCTCACCCTCCTGCGGGCTCTTTATGTTAATTTTTTTTCAGTTTTATAGTATTGCAGTTCATAGGGCTAACCAGCGCCGACACTGGGCCTTTTGAATGATCGAAGATCTGAAAAGATCGCGATTTATTTCACTGTTTTACAGTTCTTAAAAACTGCATTGGCAGTTGGTAAAATCGTAAGTGTTTATTTTAATTGGTGTTGTTATGGATTTTGTGAGGATTTTATAAAAGACGTAAAAATAATTAACAAGGGTAAACTCAATTTAAAACAATGGATTAGATCGAAATAAAACTGAAATTAATATTTAATTGAAAAATATTTATATCGTAGAAAAAAAAGAAAGGAAAAAAGGGCAATTGTGGACAAACTTTTAGAGCTGCGTGGACACTTTGTGGACACTCTAAAGAAAAAGGACTTAGCCTTTCGGCTAAGTCCTTGTTTTAATTGGTGGAGGCGGCGGGACTTGAACCCGCGTCCAGAAAGCCTACATCCTCGGCACTACATGTTTAGTCTCTCTTTTATTTAACCAAGCAGTCTCCGAAAGACAGGATGCTACTTGGTGAGTCCGGTACTGTTTCGCGGTTCACCCCCGGACGGAGTTCCCTCGCTAGCACACTGTAATATGACCATCAGGATCCACTGTCCACGTGCGAAACGTGTGGTTGATGGCTAGCTAGCCTAAGCTGCTAGAGAGTAGTTAGAGTCGTTTGCAACTATAACGGTGCGGCTTTTTACGAGGCCAACCGCCCCTCGACATGCTCCTTGGGTTTCGTGAATCCTGTCGAATCCAGAATCGCCCCCAATTGAGTTAACTATAACGCTTTGTTAGATGAATACCTAGTATCCATTAACAAAATATAATCGTTTGTTCACTATCTGTTCGTTATAGGCCTATGTTCAATAACAACTTATCAATTTTAATCGTTTCAGTGGCCTACTAACGAGATTAAGCGTTTTCTTTGTCTTTTTTCATTACGCGAGCTTTTTCAATTTTCCACTCACGTTCTTTGGTATCTTCACGTTTATCGTGATCTTTTTTACCTTTACCTAAGCCAATTTCGACTTTTACCCAAGCACCTTTGCGCCAGTACATTGATAATGGTACCAAGGTATAGCCTTGACGCTCAATTAGGCCGGCAAGTTTGTCAATTTCACTGCGCTTTAATAGCAGTTTTTTGGTTCTGATTGGATCGCATATTACATGGGTTGAAGCGGTATTAAGTGGTTGAATAGTACAACCATGCATAAAGGCTTCACCCTCTTTAATATAGACATAACAATCAGATAAATTTACTTTACCCATGCGAATGGACTTAACTTCCCAGCCCATAAGTTGTAATCCCGCTTCGATTTTGTCTTCTATGCGGTATTCAAAGGTCGCGCGTTTATTGCGTGCGATGCTCGCTGAGGCGTTTGCTGATTTCTTTTTTACCAT